ATCGGACTGAACCCAAACCACCACCTCAAGCACGAAAGCCCCTAGCGACCCATCCAGAGCCGCCGCATTCATAACACGCGACCGAACGGTCTAAAGACAAGCCAGAACCGAGGCAATCAAGACATTGCCAACCCCGTATGCGCTTAAGTGTCCTAGAGATAAATCTAGCGCCGCTTCGCGTCGCGTCGGCCCGCGCTTCGCTTACCGGGACGACGGCGCCGCGAGCAACCGAACCAGCCTTGACGGCGCGGAACGAGAGTAAGCATGAGCGAGGCGACTGGCGACGCGAACAGGCAACGCCAGGCCGAGAAGGATTGGCATAGATGGGGCACAGCCCCATACCCCGTGCACTGACCACGCGACAGCACATCAGCGGAGCAACCGCCGACGCACACCGGTCGCGGATTCGGCATCGGCAGACTGGATAGGACTTACCGGCTGAAACGTAGGAGCAGCAGAAAACGAATTAGCCACCGACAGGACAGGAACCGGCTTCGCCTCAGACACAGGCACAGCAGAAACAGCAGGCTGACCCCAGGCGACGAAGAAGCCACCACCGGCAATCTGCTTACACAGCGAAACCGGAACATCAAGCGCCGTCGCTTGTTGGCTGTAGCACTTGCACAGCGACTTAGACGGCATGTGCACGCAAGCAGCTGGATAGGGCGCGGATGTTGGCTGAGTAACCGAATCGTAGACAGGAGCGGTATGCGGCAACCCCTCAACCCGAGGCACGAACGCCTGCGCGTACTCAAGAGCAGACAACGGCGCATCACCCCGACCAGCAGGGCCACCAGAATCGCGGCCCCCACCGGCAACAGCACCGAAACTTTTTTCAGCGCCTGGAATCGGAACACCAGACTGGACCGCCACGCGCTCAGCAACCGCCGACGGCTGCAACCGATAGTAAATAAACGTCGCCAAACCAGCGGCAAGAAACGGGATAGAGAGCATGACCCAAACACGAGCGGGGATACGCCGCTTGACAGTGTGTAGCTCAGCACTTTCATACAAGCCGAATACTTCTTTCGGAAACCGCCACTCATGGCGAATAGAACCCTCGCGGCTAGTACCGACATTCTCTTTGCATCCGTTCGCAAACTCATGAATCGTTACGGAATGCGTGCCGAACTTGCGAACAACATGGAAATGACGATCAACCAGGCGACGAACATAACTATCCAACAGCATCGGATTTTGAGTAATAACCACAAAATCCAAACCTAAATGCCGATGAGTAGTTAAACGCTCAACCCAAGGGTCAGGAGCACCACGGCCACGCGTCGGAAAGCTGAACTGCGCTTCGTCCACGACCATGATTGCGCCAGCAGGAAGGTTTTGCCATTCCTCAAGTTTCCACGAATGCCAGTTAGGGATATTCAAGCCCTTAATGTCATTGTGAAAAACCGGGCGATTAGCCTTAGCAGCTTCTTCGCGATACCTTGAAAGTGCATACAGGGTTTTTCCATGACCCGGCAACCCCGTAATTAAAGTAATCGGCATATTACTTGACCGTGAATTTTTTCAACGTGCCAGAAGTCAAACCGCTGAGCGTGAGCCGAGCGACCAGCGCAGAGCACAAGATAGAGATAGCCGAACCAATCTTCAAAGCCCCGGCAACCGCCACGGTTTGCGCGTGTTGAGCAGAGATATTGCTGATAGCAAAGTCCTTAGCAAATTGGATAGAAGTATCAATACCTGAATAAGCCGCATACCCAATACCCAACGAAAGTAAAATACGACCAACCAAAGAACCGGCAGCAGTAACTAACGCACCGATCAACGACGCAATAAATATTCCTTGCATACCTACCCCTAATTCCGAAACACGATAAACGCAGCGGCCAGCATGGCGAACGCAACAACCAAATTGCCAAGTAACTGCAACGACCCGCACAACTTAGAGAATGGAATGGTGAAGCTATGACCGGCAACAGGGATAACGGTATCACTCGGGCAAGAGCCGCCACCGATGGAGTTGGACTGATCAATAACCGACGAGAACGAAATAGACTTGGCATCGACGGAGCCACCGGGATGACCCTCAGGCTGAGTCTGGCCATTCATAGCCGAGAGGCCCGCAGATTTCAAACCCTCGTCAACTTCTTCCCAGGCACAAGCGGATTTATGAATCCGTTGAGCAATAGCGCACTGCACCGCATCACCCTCGCAAGTGAACGCACCACAAGACCCACCAAACCCGGAAGGCTTACACAACGGCGACTCGGGATTTTCTTTACAGAATGACGGTTGCGGTCTGTCATCACTCTTGCGACCAATCTCAGCACCAGCCCCATCCCGATAAATCGTTGTAGTCGTGCAATTAGACCCATTACAAGACACCTTTTGCTCCTGTGATTTAGTCCCAGGTGGAGCATTAGGTAAGTCTGGCACAGGTTGACCAGCAGGCGCAGAAGCAGCGGCCGACGGCCCGGAAGCATCCTGAGACTTACAGGCATAACAAGCAGTAACGCCATTCACAGATCCAGGGCACATATTGGCACCGCAAGGCACCGGAGCAGGGTTCTTACTGTTTTTCTCACCCGTCGATACGGCAGGCGTAGCAACATCAGGGTCGCCGTTACAAAACTGACCAGTGGATTTAAACGGCCAAACTCCCCAAATAGAACCATCGACGCCCACTTTCCAACTAGAAGGCTTGGAACTGCAACCACCAGAACAAATGCCATCACCAGCATTAGGAACCTTCAAATCAGGAGTTGTGGTAGCAGAATAAGCCCCAGGGATACCGCAAGTATATCTTTGGCAGGCTGTCTTACCAGTGTTCGCGATGAACTCCGAAGGGCAAGCGCAGACACGCGAACCGCCAGTACCAACGTCAACAGAACCATTGCCGCATCCGCTGGAAGCGGTGGCGCTCGGTGAAACAGTAGTAAACGTCGAGACCTGAGACCCACCCGGGTATACGGCAGTTGTTCTTATGCGGCAATCATAGAGCCCATGAACCGCGGATGACGGAACCAAAGTACAGCTATCCACGACAGTCTGATAATTAGTAGCGTAGGCCCCGCTACCTTCAGACCAGGACCGCTCATTGGCCGCAACACAAGCAGCCATCGGACCACTGGCATAAAACGGACCGCCAGCCTTACTCGCGGGACAAGTCCACCTAACAACCACTGTTTCATTAATACGGTCGATAGCGTACGCCGCAGACGGGCATAGCAAACTGACGCACCAGAATGCTAATAGCCTGAGAATTAATCGCGTAATAGTATCCACAGCCCCCCCAACAGTGCAATAACTACAAATATACCCACGATATACCCTTTCCAATTAATTCGACGAACAAATTGAAAAAAGCCCCGAAGGGCCGGAAAAGCAGGCTTACAAAGCCCGGCGAATCCACTTGAACAACTTGATGCCGACGGCAACGACGAACACAGCAGCGCCGACGGCGGCAATGTCAGTCCCGGCACCGGTGATGGCGGTGACATCCACAGCAGCATTCGCCAGGCCAGACACCAAGACACCAGCGCCAGCAACCACATAGCGAGAGAGGATTTTCTTCATACAAACTCCATAACACCGAAAAAGGAAACCCACCAGCTATCGGCATCACTGGAAGGCCGGAGAAACTAAATCTCAGAATCGGGTAAATCGTCGCCAGCATTGAGCGTGCGCAAGATCAAACGAAGCGCGTACGCAGCAAGCCAAACCGACGCAACGCTGAGAGAAACGACAAGACCGTCGCCAGCGGACAAACTCAAAGCGCCAGGCGCAGATAAATCCGCAAACTCGGCCTGCGTTAACACACGACCGACACATGGGCCATCGCTAGGCGAAGGAGAAATAACGACCATGCCACGGCCCCCACTAAAACTAATACCCTGAGCCTGCACAACGCAATCCAT